CACTGGCGTTACTATAGTAACTGATCTTAGATCATTTTTGGAGAATTAAATATGGCACTTCCTAAGTGGACAGATGAGCGCACCGACGCTCTCACAAATTTCGTAGGCGACGAATCGCCTGTATCTCAAGCTACTGTTGCAGAAGCAGCAGATCAACTTGAAACCTCTACTCGTTCTATCTCTAGCAAACTGCGAAAGATGGGCTTTGATGTAGAGCTAGCTTCTTCTGCTGGTGGCAAGTCCTTCAGCGACTCACAAGAAGCTACCCTAAACGCTTTCGTTACTGACAACAGCGGTCAGTACACGTATGCTCAAATTGCAGAGCATTTCGAAGGCGGGTCTTTCTCACCTAAGTCTATCCAAGGCAAGATTTTGTCTATGGAATTGACTGAGCACGTTGCACCTGCTCCTAAGGTTGAGTCTGTACGAACTTACTCAGAAGCTGAAGAAGTTACTTTTATTGGCATGGTAAACGACGGTGCGTTCGTTGAAGCTATTGCTGCTGAACTCGACCGCTCAGTAAACTCTGTTCGTGGTAAAGCACTTTCATTGCTCCGTTCGGGCGATATTGCTGCAATTCCACGTCAAGAGACTACTAAAGGTTCTTCTAACGTAGATCCTTTGGCAGAAGTTGATGTTGCTGCTATGACTGTAGAAGCTATTGCCGATTCTATTGGCAAGACTGCTCGTGGTGTGAAGACTATGTTGACACGTCGCGGTTTGACTGCAGCTGACTATGATGGTGCCGCTAAGGCAGCTAAGACAGCTCAGTAATTACACTTCTGTGTAGGTGGGCTGGCTAGGGTCTTTCTGGCCAGCCTTTTTAATGTTCGGGGGAACGATTGAATATTTCAAGTGCTTTAATGAAGCAGTGTATCATGCTGCAAGATTTTGAAACGTGGAGTTATCTACGCAAAGAATACTTGCCTGCAGAATATCATCTGCTATTTAATCATATTGATAAGCACTGCGAAAGTTTTCATGAGTTCCCTACGTTCGATGATCTCAAGCTAGGCGTTCGACACGGAGCTACTAGAGACAAAGTCTTCGCTATAGAAGCTGTCGATGTAGATATTGATGCCGGAACCTTACTTGAGTATCTCAAAAACGAGTATACTCAGAAAGAGATATTAAATTCTCTTGATAAGTATATTGATAATTCTGTATTGTTTGCAAGTGCAGAAGAGTCAGTTCAAGAACTTCATCAGATTGTTCTTGATGTGGAGGACAAGGTTGACCTTGAAGTACCCACAGAAAGTATGCAACGTATTGAATTGTTTGAACCTGAAGAAGAGATTAGCAAATATGTTGGTCTTGGACTTAATGCTGATTACGATCACGAGATCAAGTTCTCCCCCCGAGACTTGGTACTTGTGGGAGGCAAGCGCGGTTCGGGTAAGTCTTTAACGTGTGCTAATATTGCAAATAATGTATTTCAGTCTGGCCGTTCGGCTATCTACTTCACTATTGAAATGGATAGTCGTTCAATATTGCAACGATGTTGTTCGATTGCAACTGAAGTGCCATATTCTCGACTTCGCACACAGAATCTTTCTGTTGTAGAGTGGGAGAAAGTGGCCGGCTGGTGGGCAAGTCGCTTCCAGCAAGGTCAGGACAGGTTGAAAGAATACAGAGAGCGCCGAGACTTCTCTGACTTTCATCATAAATTAACAACTCAGCATGAGCTTCTCCCGACTCAACAGCTAGATGTAATTTATGATCCAAGTTTAACTCTTGCTAAAATACGTGCAGAGTTAGACAAGAAAGTCAATAAGATAGAAGCAGGAGTGATCATTGTAGACTATATCAACCAAGTAAAACGTTCGGCCGTTCCCTCTCGGGGAGGGCAGTATGATTGGACGGAACAGATTGAAGTATCCAAGGCTCTCAAGGCTATGGCACAGGAGTATGAATGCACTGTATTCTCTCCGTATCAAACCGATGCTACTGGCGAAGCCAGGTTTGCAAAAGGTATTCTTGACGCCGCGGACGCAGCTTACGCGCTAGAAACTTGGGATCAAGAAGATGCTTGTATTACATTTAATTGTGTAAAAATGCGAGCAGCTAGTATGAAATCTTTTAGTTCTACTATGGACTGGGAGAGTTTAAAGATTGGTCCCGAGACAACTTTAACTCCAAAGGAGCGTGAAGCTAGCTCTCACAAAACGGATGAAGATATAGACGATCTCTAATATTTTCTTGACATTTGTAGCCCTCTTCATGTATAATATCGTGAAGAGGGTTTTTTTATAACTAATAAAAGAGATAAAATTATGCAAAGTAGTACCTATTACACAAATCGTTATGGAGATCAATACTTTTGGCACCCTATAAACGAGAATACCTACGAGTTTAAAACGGTTGGAAATTTTACGGAGCACTGTCGTATGGGTTTCAAGGTTTCTGACGAAGAAAGAGTCGACTATACAGACTTATTGTTTTTTGACCCTAGTGGTGGTCCTTTTGTGGACTATGCTACAGTAATAGACGACAGAAAAGTGTGCCATATTGAGTGGCATAGTGGGTCTTTCTATGTAGAAGTATGTGACGAATAGTACCCCCATACTTTCTAAAAATAGTTCTTGACTTTTTCTGTTAAATCAAGTATAATATATGCTTATTCGAATGGAGACTTATGTATGGGAATGTTTTACGGTAGTCTAAACCACACCCCTTCAGGACGCAAGAAGAAAAGGAGACCTAGTGTTAAAAAGAGCACATCTAAGACGTTTACAGATTTCACAACAAGCACGAAGACGTATGCAGATGTTAGACGAGAGTCCGACGTTTATTACCCCTCGAGGGATGACACAACTGGTTCTACCCCTCGTAGAGAGTCCCCAAGATACACCGGAACACTCATCCGAGGAATCGCAACAATGCACAAATCAAACGCAGTCCCTGTGACTAGTAACCAACAGGCTGTAGATATATCGAGAATGGCAAAATGACTTTAAAAAACAAAAGATTAGCACCTAAAATTACTGGGCTATTTGATAGCTTAGAAGCAAGTATGTCTTCAGAAGACTACGAACACGCGGATGTTATTCTTGCACGTTTGTCTAAGTACTTTCATGTATTTGATGATGAGCATACAGATTACTATCAATACGTACAGCATGAAGTAGAGTTGCGTATTCATGGATTAGATGTAGAAGATTATGATGAGCCTTTGTTCGACTGGGACGGAGATGCTTTGGCATCCGCAGGTTTCGGAACCGATGAAGATTATCAATAAGATATGGCGTATATGGAAGTACTCTATAGGTAGTTTTTCAGATGAGCAAACTGCGGAGTATGATAATGCAGTAGCTGTAACAAGAAGTTTTATTGTGTTAATAAATGTGATATGTGCCTGTCTTATTATGCTAAATATCCTAAAAAACTGGTGATTAAGTGAACGTAGAAGACCTACTCAGATCAAAAGATATTCCTTACATTCCTAAAGGCGGGGACTTTGTTGTTAGTTGTCTTAACCCTGAGCACGCGGATAGAAATCCTAGTATGCGTATAGATCAAGTAACTGGTATCTTCAATTGTTTTTCTTGTGAGTACAAAGGTAATTTGTTTACTCACTATGGTGAAAAAGCCAATAAAATGGAGATTAGGAGACAGCTTCTTAAAAAGAAGATTGACGAAGTAAGATCTGAGAGTATTGGCCTACAAATGCCTGAAGGTTACCTACCTTATGTAGGAAGCTGGAGAAATATAGCAGGAGCTACATATAAAGACTTCGGAGCCTTTATTCATGCCGGAAAAGACTTTGTAGGTAGAATATGTTTTCCGGTTCGAGACCGCTCAGGTAGAATAGTAGCATTTCAATCCAGAGCAACAGGTGATCAACAGCCTAAGTATTTAAATACGCCTCCAGGTGCAAAACTACCTTTATTTCCTACAGTTACTCCTATTCAAGGTAGAGTTATAATGGTAGAGGGAATATTCGATGTACTTAACCTACACGATAAAGGACTTACAAATGCTGTATGTTGTTTTGGTGTAAAGAATGTAAATGAAGAAAAACTACAGGTGCTCTCTGTATCAGGAGTGGACGGAGTAGATGTTTTCTTAGATAATGATGATGCAGGCCAGTCTGGGTCTGTAAAATTAAGGGAGTTGTGCGAGACAGTGGGTCTCGATACTCGTAACATTGCTTTTGGAAACAAAAACATGGATGCGGGTGCATTAACTGAATCTCAAGTAATTAAATTAAAGAGTAAATTATATGCCTAAAGTTGCATTAGTAGAAACTAAACCAAGTAGAACTAATTTCAAATCAGAGTTCGATTTTGACTTCGATCAATTTCAACTTTGCTCAGATGCCAGTCTTAAAAAAGTTTTAAAGCGAGACTGCGACATTGACATGAATCCAGACGACTATGAGTGGATTGTACTCGTAGGTTCGGATGCCATGAAATATTATACCAAACTCAGCTCTGTAACCGAATATTCTGGAAAAAAGGTAGAGGGCAAATTTTTGCCTGTAATCAATCCTGCCATGCTAGCATTCAAACCAGAAGCAAAAAAGACCTGGGAAGAAAGTGTCAAAAGCATTCATGCGTATGTTGCTGGAGAAGTAGAAGATGTAATTATTGATTCTAGTGTTGCTTTTGGTATACAAGATACGGAACAAGCCAATGAATTTATTGAAGCAGCTATACAGTATGATAGTGACTACATTGCACTCGACTCTGAAACAACTGGCCTTTATCCTAGGGATGGTTATATGTTGGGCATTAGCCTTAGCTATGATGGTAAGCGCGGCGCTTACATTGATACTGATTGTTTTAGTAGTAGAACTGAGCAACTTTTACAACAACTTTTCGATAAGAAAACAGTAGTATTTCATAATGCAAAGTTTGACATGGCATTCTTTGAGTACCACTTTCACTTTAAATTTCCTCAATTTGAGGATACTATGTTGCTCCACTACCTCATAGACGAGAATCCTGGAGGGCACGGGCTTAAGCAACTAACAATGAAGTTTACTCCTTACGGAGACTACGAAAAGCCTATGTACGATTGGATAGACCAGTATAGAAAAGAACACGGCATTCTCAAAGACCAATTCAATTGGGGAGATATTCCTTTTGATGTAATGAAAACATACGCAGGTATGGATGCTTTGTGTACTCTTCTTATTTATGAGAAGTTTATTAAAATTAAGCAAAACAAAAAACTAAAATGGGTATATGATAATATACTTATTCCCGGTACTCGCTTTCTAATAGACACCCAAGATAATGGTGTTCCATTTGATAAAAAGCGTTTGTATGTAGGACAAGATGCAATGCAAACTGATATAGATGAAGCTATTGCTGCTTTGTATAAAAATGATAATATACAAAGATTCGAGGAACTTAATGGAAAGCCTTTTAATCCCAATTCTACTGTTCAACTTCGTAGTTTGTTATTTGACTTCTTGGGCCTTAGACATACAGGAAAGAAAACAGGAACGGGTGCGGACTCTACTGATGCGGAAGTGCTCAACGAACTTAGCCTTCAGAGCGATGTACCTAAGCGGATCTTGGATATACGACAAAAATCTAAAATCAAGAA